GAGGGGCTCTTGGCAGGGATCCCGGATGATGAGATCCGGGCTGTGCTATCAGCGACTTTCCCCGATTATGGAGCTGTGAAGATCGCTGTCTCAGTCTATCGGAGGGAGCTGATCAAGAAGGGGCTCCTGCCTCCCAAGGGAATCGTCAAGCCTCCGGGTCCAAAGCCCCCTCCTGGCCTGAAGACGCCTAAGCCGAAGCCTACTCCCACCCCTGTTGCTGTAACGCCTGAGATCGAAGCTGCGGAATTGGCTGTGACAGAGGCCGAAGCGGAGCTGAAGGCATTTGAGAAACTGCTCAAGAGAAAGAGCGATGGCATCTCTTCGGAGCTGAAGATTCAATTCCAAACATTCGGAGCGACAGATGGCTCCCTTGTTCCGAGCCAAGTTGCCAGGGAGAAGCTGATCGCCTCCGGACATTTCAGGAGAGTTGGGATTGCAGGAAGAGTTGAGATGACCGAAAAAGGGCAGGCCCTCTTCGCAGAGCTTGGGCAGAATGATTTGCGAGTTCGGAAGGCCTTAGTCGCCCGGAGGAAGACTCAGCTGCTTGAAGCTCAGAAGGCGGGAGGAGTTGCTGTTGAGGAAGTCGCTGTTGTGGAGGAAGTCGCTGTTGTGGAGGATGTCGCTGCTGTGACATCGCCTGAGATCGAAGCTGCCCAAGTCAGGCTCACTAATGCTGAGAAAGCGCTGGCCGATTATGAGACAGCTCTCGCAGCCGATGCAGGAGGGATCTCTGACAGCCTGAAGATCCAAGTCCAGCGATTCAAGAACAGCAATGGGGCGATTGTTCCTCTGCCGGGGCAGCCAATTCAGACATTGATCAAATCCGGTCACTTCAAGAGAGTGGGCGGATCGGAGACAATGATCGGAAGGCTCGAATTGACAGCCAAGGGGGAAGCTCTTGCTAAGAGGCTCGGGGGTGTTCCCAAACAGAGATTGGAGAGCGCTATCAGGAAGCAGACAGAGCTTCTCGACAAGGCGACTCGGGCTGCCTCAGCGGATCTTGATGTTGTCGCTGTTGTGGATCCCCTGAAGAATGCAGAGGCCATGCTGGAGAAGCTGGATGCTCATGGGAATCAAGGTCGATTCCGAGACACATCCAGATTGCAGAGGCTAGAGCTTCAAGTCAAAAAATATGACAAGATGATCACAGACTGGGAGGCTCGACAGGCGGCAATCAATATCCCGGAGGACAGCATCGGGGCGCGATTCGTTGAGCAGGAGCGAAGACAATATATCAATGCTGTTGAGAAGGCTCGGGAGAAGCTTCTTGCTCAGATCGCAGATGCGGAAACACTTCTCGCAGAGCAGGCTGCTGTGGGACCCAATCCTCTCATCCTCCAGGCGAATCAGCAGGGGAGCTTCGGCTTCTTCAAGAAGACTGTCAAAGGGCCGAAGAGGGTCAAGGCCGATATCGCTCGGGAATGGGTGGAATCGACTGTTCACAAGAGATGGCTCCAAGAAACGCAAATAACTGTCCGGGGATCCTCCTCCAGCTCCTCCTATCAGCGGGGGAATGCTGTCCACATGACCAAGCATGCGAATGCTCCGATCTACACTCATGAGTATGGGCACTCCATCGATCAATTCAATCGGGAGCTTGTGGAAGCGGCAGAGGAATTCTTCAAAGCGAGAGCGAAGGATTCTAAGATCAAAAATCTGGGCTTTAATCGACAGGGAGGCAGGGAAGTCTCCAGGCCTGATGAATTCTATAACCCCTATGTGGGCAAGACTTATAACAAGCATTTCGGAGGGCCTGATCCTATCGAAGCAGCTCTCAAGGGAATTCCATCGGACATGGAGGCCTCTGAGATTCTATCGATGGGCCTGGAAGCGATGATGGAGGATCCGACTCTATTTGCTCGACAGGATTTCGGACACTTCACATTCATTCTGGAAATTATGCAGGGGAGGATCCCGACAGTCTTCTATGGAGCTGAGAATCTCGGGCATCCTATCGTTCGACTCCGGCTCCCTCCCCAAATAGTGACCTTCCCATGATCAGAGTCAGATTGCATACAGCGCCAGATGATAAAGTCGCATCCGTTGGAGCCATTGCAGAGATCGGAGAGGATGCTGTCTGGGAAGTGATTGAATCGGATATAGCGAGGGAGCTGGAGGAGATTCTGAATCTCCTCTTCGGGGAGGATTTCGAGATCCCTGTGCTGACCTATTCTCCCTATCCGAGCTACTGGCGAGCCAGGGAAGCCATCAAGTTCTTTGCTCCAGGGGAGATCCTGATTGAGCAAGTGGATGATCCCTTCATCGATGGGGCTGTCTACTAGGGGAAAAGAAAAAGCCCCCTCTCCCGGAGATCAGGAGAGAGGGCCTCCGGAGGGGCTTAATTATCCTCCTCATAATAGGAATCTTCCGGATGAGGAACGGGAGGCCCCTGATAGGAGGGATTAGCTTCCCAAGTGGCTCCATCAGGCATTCCGATCCAAGCCTGATCTGGGCGATCCGCCCCATAGTTGCGAGCATACTCAGCCATGTGCATTGACATCGGAGCGTTCTCATTGGCCAGGGCATCTTCACGCTCCCGAGCGGGATCGAAGTTGGCGCAAGAGCACTCATAGCAATCGCAGAAGTCGGGGCCTTTCTGATGAGCCTCCAGGGCTGCCTGATGGGCTCGCTGATCCTGCTGACTCTTGATCTCTTCAGAGATGATGTCTCTCATCTCCTGATCGCTGATCCACTCTCCATTGATTCTCGGCATTTTAATTCTCCCCTCTGAGTTCTCTGCCCTTCGCGATTCTGTCCTGAGTCCAGGCCAAGGCCGATTCCGTCTGCTCTGCCTCAGCGGCTCTGCCAGCCCGGAAGCGCCTCACTTGATATTCATACTGCTCAGTGCTCCGGAAATTGTGATGCTCGGCTCCTACTGTCTGATCGTCATCCACAAGAGCATTCCACTCTTCAAGAGAGCTGATGTTTCTGCTGTGGCGGCAGCGAGTCCGACCCTCATACCAGCTCCGGCCAATCTCGATTGTGAATGTGCAGCGATCCTGCTCGGCGAGCTTGCGGCAATGGAGGATGTGAGCCTCAAGATGAGGGACAGTCGCCTCAAGAGCATCAGTCTCGGGGAAGGGGCGATGATGGACGCCTGGGCAGCCTCCAACAATCCATCCCCAGCCGGGGCGAGTGTAGCCATGATTTACTAGAGTTCCGTTCCTCACAGATTGAGTCTTGGCGCAGACTTGGCACTCATCTTTGGGCAGGCTCGACATCTTCGGGCTCCTATCTGATTGGGCTGACTTGATCATATTAAAATATGCCAGGAAGTAACCGGAAGTTCAACACCTTTTTTGCAGGGGGAAATCAAGGAATATTTGGGGGGACTTTTCTTTGCCGACCCTGTCGTATATCATCGGGGGAATGCATGGAGGGGCGCACGCCTCCTTTCTCTCATCAGGAGTGATTCCGGATGCCATGGCCAGAGTATGAAAAGAAGGAGGATATCCCTGAAGCACAGCGGGATATGTATGAAGAGATCGAAGGGGATGGGGGAGTAAAAAAGTGGCTCGCCAAGCCGGCAGCTCCAGCGGCAGGGACTCCCACTCAGGAGGATCTGGATAAGGTCCAGGGGGCTCTGGACAAAGAGCGAGAGCAGCGGAAGGATGCCGAGAAGAAAGCGAAGGCGGCAGCCAAGGAAGCTCTTGCTGCGGCTGAGAAGAAAGCTGCCGAGAAAGCCGGGGTCACAGATGAGGATTTGGAAATTCTCCGGGCCAAGATCCGAGATGATCTCAAAGCCGAATCGGCGGAGGAGATCGAAGGCCTCCGGGGAGAGATCAAGGAACTCGGAGCAGTCGGGGATGAGAATCGGACTCTCAAGCTCGACAATGCTGTCCAGCAGCTCATGCTCTCCAAGGATGTCGGAGTCAGGGGAGATCGGGTCAAGGCCCTCTTCCGGCTGAGCAGGGAAGAGTTCGATCTAACTGAGGATGGAAAGCCGAAGCTTGTCAATCATCCGGGCAAGACTGTTTCGGCTTTTCTTGCAGACGACCTGAAGAAGCAGTATCCTGAGTTTTACAAAGGCACTCAGGCAGGAGGGGGAGGCGCAGGCGGGGCCTTTCAATCCGATGGGACTCCTGTTGTCGGAACAACGGCAGATGACATCATGAAGAATCCGAAGGCATCGCTGTCGGCAGCTAGAGCAAGCGGGAAAGAATAAAGCTGGAGTGATTCCAGCCAGAGCGTTCGGCCTGAATGGGCCGGTGATAGGCTGAAGGGAGCCGAGGGATTCGGTTCACTGGGATAGTCAGGAGAGTGACTCTCTTTCGATCTCAGACATTGAAGCGAATCCCCCGGCTCCTTTTTTGCGTTTCCGGGGGAGGAAGAAATTTCATCTCTGGAAACTGAGGAATCAAAGCCATGTCGCTGACTCTGGTCGAGGCCATCAAATTGATGGCCAATCGGGGAGAAACGACTCGGGCAAGTGTGATCGCCATGTTTGCCCGAGCCTCCGACATTCTCATGATGCTTCCCTTCAAGGACATCACTGGGAATGCCTATGCGTATCAGCGGGAGGGAGCCCTTCCTGCTGTGGCATTTCGTGGAGTGAATGAGTCTTACACTCCGAACACAGGGGTGATCAATCCCCTTGTGGAAGCTCTCCGCATCGCCGGAGGGGATCTGGACGTTGATACGTTCATCGTGAAGACAGGGGGGCCGAATGTTCGGGCCACCCATGAGGAGCTGAAAGTCAAAGCCCTCGCAGCGGAGTTGACCCGAGTCATCATCAAGGGCGACTCCACATCCCAGCCGAGAGAGTTCGATGGGCTTCAAGCTCGGATCGTCGGGAGTCAGCTGATTGAGAACGGAACAACGGATGGGGGTGATCCCCTTTCGCTGCTCAATCTGGATGAGCTGATTGACCAGACCACAGGGCCGAATAAAGTCCTGCTCACGAACAAGCCGATTCGCCGGCTGCTCACTGCGGCAGCTCGGAAGGAATCTGTCTCGGGGCATATCAACTATGAAGTTGATGCCTTTGGCCGGCAGGTCACGAAGTACAATGATCTGCCAATCATCACAGCCTATTCGGACAATGATGGAACGGATCCCATCGCGTTCGATGAGATCGGCGGAACGGGCTCGACTGCCACCGCGACTTCCATCTATTGCTTGGCCATGGGCGATGGCCTAGTGACGGGGCTCCAGAATGGGGTCATGGATGTCCGGGATCTTCAGGAGCTTCAGACGGATCCTCTCTGGAGGACTCGCGTGGAGTGGTTTGTGGGCCTCGCCATTGAGCATGGCCGAGCGGCTGGCCGGCTCCGGGGAATCTCCAACGCTCCTGTTGTGGCCTAGCAGTGAGTCAGCGCACGATCACCCGCCGGATAGCCGCCTTCGATCTTGAAGGCGGCATCCGGGCTCGCCGGAATCTCGGCATTGCATATGGCCAGCATGTCTCTCTTTCAGCATCGGATGAGATTGAAACGGGCCTGATTCGGGTGGAACAAGTTGTGGCAATCCTTGATGATGATCCAGATATCGATGCGGCTCTGATTACTGCCACTCCAGGGGATCAGGATGGCTCTCCAGATCTGGGGAATGTGCTTCTGAAAACTTGGAAATCGACCGGCCCAGGGAATACAACTTTGATCCCAGCAACAGTATTCGGGACAGAGATAAATTGGATTGCTCTGGGGACAATTTAGCGAGCAGCAAATAGCTGACGCAGACCTCAAGCGGGGTGGATCCCTGCCAAGGAGATGATCATGACAAGGAACAGATTTGATCGAAGCTTCGATGCCGCAACCGAGCTGAAAGATGCCGGCCTGATCGCTGCTTCGGCAGCCGCCCAAGTCGGAGGCTCGGATCAAGTTCTTGATCTGGCAGCGGATGATGGAGTCGATCCGGCAGGGAATCCTCCGGGTGGAAGCATCGGCTCTCGCATCAATGGCACAGTGGTCATTGATATCGCTGAGATCGAAATTGCCACAGGCGATGAAGTCTATGATATCGTCGCCCAAGTCTCGGACTCGCCCACATTCGCGAGCGGCATTGTGAATGTCGGGGGCCTCAACATCGGGGATGCTGCTGTCACTGATGGCGGAGCTGCTGATGGCGTTGTTGGCCATTATGAGTTCGGGATCACGAACGAGCAGAACGGGAGGGCCTATCGCTATCTCCGGGTCTTCACCGTTGTCGCCGGAACGATTGCGACAGGGATCGATTACACAGCCCATTTCGCCAAGGCTGCATAGAGACAGATCAGGCTGTTTCTGAGAAGCTCTCTCCTCCCTTCCGGGGCACGCTCGGGAGGGAGGGGCTCTTCACTCCACAGGAGAATTCCAAATGGTCAACCCGCGAAGGATGGACTTGCCACAGATCCCCCAGATGCCCGCTGCTGGGCCGAACAAAGTTCTTGTTTTCCACAAGGAGACAGGGGAGGCTTTCGAGAGATGGCCTATCGATGCCCGAGAGATGCTCGGCTCCGGGAGTTATCAGATGCATCCTCCAGGGGAGGAAGCTCCAGAGCCCGAGTATCCAGAGCAGCAGGAGCATGTGAAGGCTGCTGAGAGGCTCTTGGAGGAGACAGCGGATCCTGTAGCTGCGGAGAGGGCTGCAAGAGAGGCGGCTGATGAGGCCAATGCGAAGGCGTCTGAGGCGAAGCCGGCAGCTCCAACGCCTCCGAAGAAAAAGCCGGGGCCGAAGCCGAAGGGTCAAGGCCGGACTTCAGTGGCGACAGCGAGAAAGAAGGGCAAGGGAAAGGGGAAGTAACCCATGCCGACTCCCATTGATGCGACTCCAGGCGGAGCCGATTCCAATTCCTTCATGCTGGAGTCGGAAGTCGATACATATCTTGATGATCGGCTGAATGCTGAAGCCTGGAATGATGAGACAGATGGGGATAGGAAGATCCGGGCGATGATTGAGGCCACCCGGGAGATCACTCGCCTCTCTTTCATCGGGAAGAGGACTGATGACATTCAGGAGCTATCCTGGCCCCGATTTGAGGCTGAGAATCCTGATCTCCCGGATTCGGATGATGGCTTGGGATCGATCACTTTTTTCGCTGATGATGAGATCCCCCAGAGGGTCAAGAATGCTCAGGCTGAGTATGCTCTGGAGTTCCTCAAGGCTGGCGGGACAGACATCGCAGCGCATGATGATGATCTGAATATTAAGCGGTCGAAAGTTGATGTGCTGGAGACAGAATTCTTCTCCCCGACTCCGACATCAAATCCTGTCGGAGTGAATGCTTATCCCAGAGTCATTCAGGAGCTTACTCCGCTCTTGGATGATTCTGTGGCAGGGAGAGGGACTCTCCGGATCATGCGAGTCTAGTGATGCCGGCTGGGGATCTTATGGTGCGGCGGAACAACGCCAATGTTGACTTCATCCCAGCGGCGGGAGATCTCACGCTGATCTGGGATACTCTTGTCAAGCAAGTTGGCCTTCTGCTCTCTCACAGTGCTGGCGTTTTCTCGCTCGGGGAGACAGGCCGATTTCTGATCATGTGGTCTGATCATGTCAACAATCCCAACACTAACAACAATCGCAGCACTTGGGAGAGCCGACTCAACTTTGCCGGCTCCGATATTATTGGCGGATCAAATACGGGTTATATCCGCAGAAACGGGGACACGACTGATTACATCATTTGCGGAGTGGCTATCGTAGAAGTCACGACCCTCATTGGGAATGGGGATGAGATTTTTGTTCATCACATCAGGGATGATAGTTCGGCGAATGAAACTGTGGTCCGCACAGGGAACTCTCGGAGCGGGATCACGATCATCAAGCTTGATGATGCCTGGGGATATGGTCGATATCTGACAGCAACTCCAGTCACAGCAAGTGCGACTCTCAATGCTTCTACGACTCTGGATCTTGAAACTACAGTGCAGGAGGATCCCCCATTTATCCGAACGGGGGACAGCATCGAAATCACGACCCCCAATCCAGTCTTGGCGATTTTCTCAATGAGAGTGGAGACTCAGAACACAGGCGGGAGAGCTGAGAGCCAAATGAGGCTGAATCTCGCCGGCTCTATCGTGCCTGGATCCTGGGCTCAAGTCTACGGGCCAAGGAATCAACAGAACACCAATCAAGCTGCTTGCTCTGGGATGTGCCTCTTGTTTCCAGATCCGGGGGATGATCTGACTCTTGAGATCGTAACTCGGATGCTCGGAGGGGATGATTGGGAAGCTTCCCTGGATCTGATTGAGCTTCCGGCAGGGGCGCAATCCTGCCTTGTCGAAGCGACTTCTGGGCTGTTCAATGAGGCTGTCGCTGCGGGGTTCGCCTGGGATACTCTGGAGCAGATTGATGAGGATGCCTTCACTCATGTTGCGGGCAATGAGAATATCGATGTGGATGATCCTGGGGACTATCTAGTCATGGCGAATCAGGCAATCATCTCGGATGCGGGATCTGGGCCTATTCGCGGATGTCCATCGATTCAGTTTCGAGTCAATGCAGTCAATGATGAAGCAGCGGGCTCTTCGACCTATCATAGAGATGAAGGGCACACAGCTGATCATGGAGCCATTAATGTTGCGGCTCTGCTGACTGATCTACTGCCGGATGATGAGATCCGCGTCTGGAATGACAGCGCTTTCAGTCAGAACACAGGGACAATGGCTGTCGGAGCTGGAGCCTTCGCTGCTATCCGATTGGCCTCGCTGTTTCCTCGCCGGCCTAGACCCATAATCAGAAGCCAAGCCATGAATCGGGCAGCCCACTTCTAAGGAGATTCAAATGTCTGCACGCTATACGATCAACAGCCCAGATGGAGGAATCGCCATCACTGGGGCCACCCCTCTCACGCTGCTTGGCTTCTTGCATCCTCAGAGCGGGGGCAGAGGGCTCTCCCGGATCATTGAGTTGGGCTTGGGCTTCGATGGAATTACTCCGGCCAATCGGCCTGTCCTTGTGGAATTGTTTTCCTGGGATAATACGGCTGGAGCTGGAGCTTCAGATCTCATTCAGTCTGGAGGCCCAACTCGGACAGCGGATGGAACCGGCATTGTCGAATTCACTGTTGAGCCAACAGTCATCACTCGGATCAAGGCCTGGAGGATCCGACCGGATGGAGGGCTTGTCATTCTTCAAGGCCCTCTGGGGCGGGAGATCTTTGAGCAAGTCGGAAACACAGATGGATATGTCATTCGGGTCTCGGCAGATGATGACGTTGTTTTTGATGGCTACATGGAAGTAGAAGAGGGCTAAATCGGGGAGTTGTTTTAATCATCACTCAAGGGGAGGATGGATCATGACGAATGAAGCAATTCGACGCAGATGGGGATTTTCTGTGTCCGAGTTGGAGGCTGCAAGGGAGCGCCTCTCGGGGCGCTTCGGGCATCAGCCGGGGCATTATCACATGCGGAAAGGGATCCTTGTCCATGAGCATACGGATGACATGGCCTGGGAGCACAACATTGTTGTGAATCAGGGGCTCAATCATGCTCTGGAAACAGAGATCAATGCCGGGACTCCGATCACAGTCTGGTTCCATACTGGATTTGTGGACAACATCACTCCGCTGGCATCATTCACTGCGGCTGTTCCGGGCGTGACTGAGATCGATACTGCTGATGTTGCGGAGGCTGTCCGGGAGACTTTCAACGCCAACGCTGCCTCCGGGCAGAGCATCGATAACGTGGCGGGTCCTGTCAGCCAATACATCGCTGATCAGGCCTTCACGATGTTCGGGATGATGCTGATCGGAGGAGGGACTTCGGCCTTCGGAAACACAGCCGGAACTCTCTGGGCTCAGACGCTCCTCACTCCTTCCAGGCCGATGGTCGCTCTGGACTCCTTGGATATGGTCTACACGTTCCCAGCGACAGCCACTTGATCGCAGGGATCTAACTGGAGGGCAAGATTATGTCGGAGGCTCAGACAACTCTGAGAAAGCAGGCCTATCCGAATCAGGAGGAGGCTCAC